TCTCATTAAGCTTTGACATTTTCTGATTTCTAATCTTAGAATAAATATCTTTGAAAAACATACAGTCCCAGAATTTTGATATGGGAGCATCATATTTTTCTCCAAAGAAACCAGAAGCACAATTTACACTGGTCTGGTTAAATGCAATTGCCTCTATATTTCTTATGCTATGAGTTTTAACATAACCACTCAATGCCTGATACTGCAGTGGATAATTACCTCCGCACTCATCAGCGACAGCTTTAAGGCATTCAAGATAAACCGGTATATCTTCGCCGAGAACCTTTGCAAAATCAAATGTAGAACGGAAGACCATCATTTCCTCATAAGTCAATCGGGAATCATATTCCAATTTTCTTATCTCATCATATTCAGAAGCAACCCAACGACTAACATATTCACCCCTGCTATTTGCTTCCTTAACCCATTCCAGATTCAACGGTTTGCCATCCTCATCGACCGGAACATAAGAAGGAAGGTATTTCTTTTCAAGAAACATCCAAAGGTGAGGCATACCACCCCAGGCATTGGGAACTTCAATAGCAAGCTCCCAACATCTATTATACTTCTTTTTAACGTATATTTCAAACATTACTTGTTCTTTTTAAATTCAACACATTCATCCTTCCAGGTCAAATTCCGCCCAATAAGCTTTACTATTGTACCTTTAGGCAAATCTATTGAATGCCCTTTATAATAAGCATTACCTGTATCTTCATTGCGCCCATCATGTTTAGGATACCATTTTCCGTAGTTTTCACCGACGTATGTTGTACCCCATATATGATTTCTATCTTTTTGTGTATTGCCTCTGAACGGTTTTACATTAAAGATTTTCTCTGCACCGTTTTTATCTACGGCTAACCATGTTCTTGCCATAATTATTTCTCCTTAAGTTCTTCAATTCTTTTATCACAGTTCTTTATCTTGCGCATAAAGAAGTCCTTTTTCTTCTCCAGAACAAAAATCGAGTCATACTTACCAACGTAATAATCTCCACCTAACAGTTTGTTTACGTGTATTCTTACGACTTCCTGTGACCAATTTTCTAGAAAAAGAAAATAGGTTTCACAATGTGGGTGTATCATGAGATATTCATAGTTTTGAACTTCATCATTCTTGATGAACGTTACTGAACACCCTTTCGATAATTGCGTTATATCTTTCAATATTTCCATATCTGTTCTTTAATGTTATTAATCAATTTTCCTAATGGTTTCAAAAACATGACCCCATATTTTTCTTTCTATTTTAGAGGGAGTTCCATCTTTCTTTACCAGATTTATTCTTAAATCAATGTTGCCAGTGTACTTGTCATGATCTGTTTCAGGACAAATACTTGAAATAAAACCAGCGTCATACCATTCACAGCTAATTTTGTCGCCTACCTTGAATGGCAAGCTTTTGATATATTCCATCATATCAGAACGAATCTGATTGTTGGCATTTTCAATAATGTTTTGCTGTTCTGCAAACTTTGCTTTTAATTCTTCTTTCGTCATGTTTCAATATTTTTATTAATTTAAATGTACTTTTTCTATTGCCTTGAAAATTTCGAAGGCTATCTGTGGAACCCAAGCGTTGCCGTAGGCTTTTATGGATTCCTTTCTCCACCTTGCGAAAGAAATGGTAAGGCGGTCCACATCAAAGGGAATCCCATCATTTCTTCGACATAGAGGGGATTGAGTTGGGAAGTCTTTCCAGAAATCTTCTTTTGGGACCGAGAAGGTAATATTCCGCTGTTTGCCAATGCCGTAAGACTTTTCCCCATCTGAGAATTTGGGTTGAAGGTCTTGGTGAACTTTGTTGCTTCTATGGCGCAAGGAGTCGGCAAGAGTCCTTGTTTTGCGGCAAGGGCCAGTGTTGGACGTTCTGCAGCACCGGGAGAAGGACTTCTGTTTATTCTTCCACTTCCTTTGTCTGTTGCTGTTGGCGTAGGAAGGAGATCTAGAGGCATGAACTCTGTTTTTCCTTTCTTGTTGCAGCGTTTCAGCCCCTGAGTCTGTACGGTGGGCAACAATCCAGACGCGTTCTCTTCTGTGGGGTGCTCCGACACTGCAAGCTGGAATATTAAGCGGTTGGACGGAATATCCTGCTGCTTCAAGTTCTTGGCAGATTTTTTCGAGTGTGAACCTGCTTTCCTCTCGATATATGTAATTCTCTTCGAAGAAATCGTCTGTGCGTCCCATTTTAATCTCTTGACCGGGCTCCACCATAGTTCTGATTCCAATAACGTTTTCACCAACGACCCAAGTGGGCTTAATCTCCCGAATCGCTCGTAGCATCTGTGGCCAGAGATAGCGGTGATCGTCTTCTCCCTTTCTTCTGCCTGCAACGCTAAAAGGCTGGCATGGGAATCCTCCGGTGAGAATATCGACTTTTCCCTGCCACTGATGGAAGTCTGTTTTGGTAATGTCTTCATAACTTTCTGAATTTGGGAACCAGTATTGGAGCACCTTGCGAGGGGACTCTTGTATCTCGCAATGGAAGAGGTTCTGCCATCCCATCATGGATGCCGCGACCTCTGCACCACCGATTCCGCTGAATAAACTAGCATGATTCATATTGCTTAATTTTGTTGTGCTCCAGGAGCCACTGTAGATGAACAGCCTTGGAAGGATCACGGAAGAGGGATTTTGCCTTATCTATATCTGGATTCAGCATTATCTTCTTCTCTTTCTTTGCTGCTGCTCTTTTCTTCTGATAGTATCTGCGCTGGTACTCCTTCACCTTTTCGGGGTGATTCTGTCTCCAGCTCTTAGATTTTTCCAGCAATTTTTCTTTGTTGCGCTGATAGTATCTCTGATAATATCCAGTGCCGTTGGCTCGTTTCTTGGCAGCATTTTCCTTATACAGCTTCATCTTTTCGGGATGCTCCTGGATGTATTTGCGAGAATAGGCGAGCAACTTTTCACGATGCTTAAGATAGTATTCTCGCTGCCTTTCTTTTTGTTTGGACTTTGCTTCTTCTGATTCCATGATGATTGATATTATATAAAAACCACATTTCTGTTTAGCTAGAATGGGACAGGAGTGAATGCCATTTTCTCATTTCCTTCGTATGGAATGCATTGGGTAAAGTCACCTACGTGCCCCGTAGATAATAGCAAAGCATTGTATTTATATGGGGATTCACCTATACGTGTTTGTACGAAGATAGCTGGTCTCCATTTGTGAAAACCGCTGTTACGTACCAGCACCTTGTCGAAAGGTTTGAACGAGGGCTGTTCTTTGCTCTTTTTCCAGAGAGTGTAAGCCTCTTGGAACAAACTGGCTTCATCCTCTGTAGCTTCTCGCAGATCCTTGTTTACACTAATGCGAAGGTCAAATGCCTGATCGGTAACAAAGTTCTCGGTCTCAATCTCATACTGATTGCCAAATGTCAATGTGTCTTGGCTCTCGTTCTTGGCGATGAGTTTGCCGATAATGGTCAATTCACCATCCTCGTCTTCTTCTTTGAAGACGTAGAGGTTGCCAAGTTCGAAACATGGCATCGTCTGTTTGTTGTTCTGTTCCATATTGTCCTCCAACTCTTCAAGTGCCTCACGCAAAAAACAAATAGCTTTATTTTTCTCATTCTTTGATACGCGATACCATTTAAGTATGTCAATACTTTTATCGATTTTCTCAATAGCTTTTTCTTTGCTCATTTCTTATTCTCCTTTGCCTTTAAGTATCTTCGTTCAAAACTTTTGAACTGCCTGTTTATAGCATGAACTTCTTCATCGAATCCTTCATCTAAAGTACCAGACATAGACATAAGGGATTCTGTAGCTTGTAAGAAAGCTTCAAAGTCCTTTTCTGTTACATTCATTTTTGCCATATTATCTTCTTTTTACCCTCTCCCTATTGCAGGATAGGGTGGTTACTACTAAAGTTCATCAAGCTCTTTTTTTAATCTATTTATAGTTTCAGAAATAAGCTGGTGTAACTTGCCACCGAATTCTTTATCTCTGTAGCATAAATGATAAAGATAATTTCCTAGAATGTCAGTAGTGTTTTTATTTCTCGACCAAAAATCTACACTATTTAATTTGGACAATAAAGATTCAATATCTTTTGCTCTTTCTAATTTTTGTTTATCCATATTGCTAACTGTTTATTAGTTAATCTACTTTTCATTCACACGGCAGTTTCTCCTGATGCTGCACGTACCTTTTGTACTTTAGGCAATACTTGCCATTGATGCAATTACGCACATCAGGGCAGAGGAGGCACTTGCGAGCTGCATAGCTCTTACTTCTGGAATCGCTCATAATAGTAAGTTACTATCTGATGTTCAGTAGGCTGAAAGCCATTACGAGTGGTAAGAGTATCTACTATCTCATCATAGGTGCTCTGAGGCATCTGTGAAATGAGGTTCTCATCATGAATGCCCTGAGAGAGTTTACTGAGGCAGAGCCATCCAAGGACTAGCCAGATGGCAATGCAGAAGAAGATCTTAATTGTTTTCATAACTTTATCTTTTTATATTGTTTATATTTGCGGTAGGTAAAGGGATTCGAACCCCGTGCCCGGCTGCTTAGTCCTTTTTCGCAGTCTTTTTTGATTAACACCCATAGAAGTAATTTAAACGTTATAACTTGAACATCGCCCCCAATGGGCAAAGCAACTGTTACCTACCATAGTTTCGCATAATTTGTACTAATCAATATCAGCCTTATATCTATCCTAAAAGTAAAATCTTATTTGGGACACAGATAATCTTGAACTTGGCAGGCACAAGCTTCCAGCTCTGATACTTTGTATTCGTGGCGAGTAATTTTGCCATTTCTGCCTCTAGCAAAATCCTTCACCTTTCCTTCACGTTTCCATCGCTCTACGTTTTTTCTTCCGTAGATGTCGTATGCCTTGGCTTGTGTGAGGAACGGACGTTTACCCACAGCCTTGCAGACTTCTTCTTTCACAACGTTACGTATGGCTGACAGGAATGTATCAAAGGATAGCATCTTATCTGCAAACTGGATTTGTACTACTTCGTTCATGACTATTGTTTTTATTTTGTTCTTGTAACTGTGATGATCTCTTTCTCCCGGTTGATTTTGGTTCTGAACTTACGACAGTAAATTACACCTAATTCCGAGCAGGTTGTTTTGATCGTTCTCATTCTTCTGATAGGGAATGAAATTGATTTACCCAGCTCCAGTTCTCTGATCTGAGGTCTGAGTGGTACTTTTTCTTCTGACATATTGCTTGATTTTAATTATTATTTTACTAGTTTGAAATCGTAAACGAAAACGAGAGGATTGGCATCCCAATGGAGGTGAAGTTTACAGCTAAGCATTTTGTATGCTTCGATAGGAGTATTGTACCACCATTTCTTACGTTTGCTATCGTTAGTGGCATCGTATGAATAGGTATCATGATACCATTCCATGTGACAACATAAGATTCCTTCCTTCATGCAGTCATCGGTGCTGATGTACTGAAGTCTTTCACACCAAATTTTGGTAATTTTGATTTGATGAGGCATCAAATCAGACTTCACAAACATCTTGTTTCCCCATCCTTCGGAAGTATTTATCCTTGGGTGTAGTTCTTTGATATACGGAATATCGCTGTATCTTTGTGCGACTGCTACGACTTCACCTATTTTATAAGTGGACTTTGCTACAATCTCATTTCCATCATTGATGGCGAGTTTGCCTTTGTCTTTTCCTTCCATATAGAAACCGCAATTGCAGTAATACTTGAAAGGCTTTTCGTAAGCGATTCTTCTGGTTTGAGTCTTGCGACCATCTAGAACGGCTTCGGTGAGACCGTACTGGTCATTGAACATTATCTTTTTCATACGCCTGATTTCGTTTGTTGTTTCAAAACATTATTCTGAATGGTTTGCCTTTCAAAGATGGCCTCTTATCGAGAACAAACTTTAATAACTCCTCGTATCTTATCACGAACAATGGACAATACATGTATTTCAGTGTGCATACAAATCTGTTATTGAGCATAATATCGAGGAATAGAGCTTTATTCTTTTTCATTTTGTGCCTCCTTCCTCAATAGTAGGAACTAAGTCCCTAATGTAAGCCCAGTAAGCGAAGCGAAAATCTTTCCGGATGATTCCGTTCCACTTCATCTTATCGCTTATTTTGACAGCATCATAAAACTTATGCAGGCATTTCTTTTCTAAGTCAATAAGAACCGGATGAGTGAAGTTTTTGGAAACACCAATGATATAGGTGTGCAAATCTTTTGGAACTTCCTTTGCCTTATGCCAAGATTGGCTGAGGCTGACGTATTCCACATCTTTATCCAAATTCTTTGGATATTCATGCCCTTCCCAATATTCTTTATAGGAATGCCCATATGCATATACTAGGCCTCCTAACCGATTTAAATGATATGGAAAAACCCATAACCTTTTAGGCGCATCTGGAACTTTTTTATCTTCATTCTTCATTTTTCTTCAAATTTATTTGGTACTTATTTATTTATTTACTAACTTTACGGTGCAAAAGTACAATAAACTTTTTGAAAGTGTATGGTTTGGTGGGCATTATTAGTATATATTAACCCACTTTGTTGAACATTTAAAGGATTTTAATATGAATGTGCAAAGAATAGTGGACATCATAACGTCCAACAAACTTAGCAAAATTGATATTGCTTCTAGGATGAAGGTTAGTCGAACTACGTTGGATAACCTTCTGAACGGTGCTGATGTGAAGGTTAGTACAGTTGAAAACCTTGCTGAAGTCCTTGGTGTAGATGTTGCTGAGTTTTTTAGTTCAGATAAGAAAACGCCTTCTTTGTCCAATAGAAGTGTAGTAGATATGAATGAATTGGAACGAGAAGTAATAGCTCTAAGAGCGGAAAATAAGGTGCTGAGGGAGATTCAGGGTCTTTCGGCTAGAAGCCAGGTACATGTAGGATAATTAAAATGAGAAAGGAATGAAGAATTTTATAAATTGCTATTCTAATGGCAATGTAACAGTTTTAGGAATCACGATAGGTGACGATTTTCAGCACGTAATGGAAATCGCTTCTTTATATGATGGCAAAACTGATATGATTGAAATTATTATCCCTAGTTACAAGATAAATGCCAATCTGTATGTTTCAATATTATATAAATTCGACAATAATAAATGTGTCGATATAACAATTGAAAGTTGCACAGACAGAACTGCAAATGTATGGGATGCGGTAAATGTATTAATGGGGATGCTGGATTCCAATTTGTTTGTTATTAACAATTCTTCATCGAATCATGATGCAATAAAATATGGATATTTGAACCCTTTGTTGAGTATATCTATTTTTACCCACTTCAATCCCGATTATCGGAAAATGACTGCAGTTATGCATATAACTAGTAGGTATTGGGAGTGCTTCGGTAATAAATTAAACTCTAAAAGTGTTATGAATAGAATTTTTCATCTTTATAAAATTGATACACATTCTGGGCAAAATTGGCTCAAATATTACTATATGGTGCTAAGTATGATTGTAGCTTCTGTATTTATATATTGTTGCTGCATCTTTTTGTTGAATAATAAAACTATCATGGATAGTAACAAAAGATATACTTTACAGGATAGGTATGTTTTAGACAATGAGACAGGTAAGGTTTATCATATTAGCACATCCTTTCCTCCAAAGAAAGTATTTGATGCTTCTCTTTTAAAATAGGCTGGTGCGGTAAATGATATATAGTTAAATTTCAAAAGGATTAAGATATGAAGAAGATTTTATTTGCTCTTTCAATGTTTCTTTTGAGTGTTCCTGTAATGGCACAGAAAACATTTGAGAAGTATACTGTCGGCTATGAATCAGGTAATAAAGGTATACAGGTTGATGGTGATGATGGTGTAATAGTTGTTGTCTCTAAAAAAGATGATCGGAAGATAACCAAACATCAGGAGTTTTATGTTTCGATTATTAACCAGAGTAAGAATAGATTTAACTTTGACCCATCAAAAATACAAGTTGAGGCTATTAACAAGAATAAGACTGAGTCTTGCGAAGTGTACACTTGTGATGAATGGGTAAAGAAAGAAAAGACAAGGATTCTGTTATGGGGTCCAAATAATGTAGAGGAGCAGTCTGTAAGCACTAATGTTAAAGGAGCTGATGGCAAGACTACGACCATCGAGACTAAAGCACAGATTGTAACTAACGCTAATGATGAGGCTAGGGCACAAGCAGAGGCAAGTATCAATAGCAGATACTTCAAGCGTGTAACTATCAATGCCGGTCAAATGCGCTATGGTATGGTTGTGGCGAAGAATCCAAAGGCTCAGAACTTGATAGTGAAGGTTCCTGTTAATGGAAACATTTATATCTTTGATTTATCAAAAGAATAGAGATAGTTTAGAGAAATGCTTCAAAACTATAGTGATTATAGGATATTACTATGAGTGAACCGTTAGCTGAAAGAATGAGACCTCACACGCTTGCAGACTATGTATCAGACAGTCCAGGTTCTAAGCGGTACCACAAGGACAGAAATTGCCCAGCTCTTAAGAGAAGTACAGGCAAGATAACTTTTACAGATGAGGCTAGTGCCATTGATCAAGTCAAAACCTTGTGTGGCTGGTGTGGAAAATAGAAAAATAATTTAGTAAATAATAAATCGCAATGTGTTGCAAGATAGTTGCGCACTACATTATAGGGTATTAGTAAATAAAGGGTAATATGATTAAAACTGTGATTTTATATCATGGTTTTTGATAATTATCTGAATATCAGCTATATATATCTAATGTATTGATGTATAAGCACTTATCTTCGTGCTAAAATTTTACGTTTGACACGTTAAATAGGACATGTGCAATGCAATGTTGCAAAACAGTTGCAAAAAAATATGGTAATATGGCAACATTTAAAGTGGTAGTTTCAAAGAAACGTTCTGATGGTTATTATCCAGTTTACATTAGAATACTGCATAACCGTCAAAAGTTGGTAGTTAAGACCGATAAGTTTGTAACAGACAAAGGATTGGTTAAGGGCACGAAAGAGGTGAAGGACTCATTCGTGCTCGCAGCCTGTATGAGCCAAATAAATGGCTGGGTTGACAAATTGAACAGACTTGATATAACTGACTGGTCTGTTTATAAGGTTAGAGATTACCTTTTGACTTCTGCCCAGGATATTTGTTTTTCTGAATTTGCTCGTTCTTATCTTCAATCACTTTCTTTGCAGCCTTCATCACGCCAAATTTATGAAAGTGCTTTGAAACATTTGGAAAACTTTGCTGGTACTGATAAGGTAATGTTTTCGCACTTAACTGTACGTTTTCTGACAGCATGGATGAAAACCATGGAGAATAAGCCTAGTAGCAGAAATTATTATCCTTCTTTGGTTAAGCGTATTTATTTGGAAGGTATCAAGAAATTTAATGATGAGGAGGCAGGTCTTATGCCAATAAAATTCAATCCTTGGAATAAGATAAAGATAGAGAAAAAAGCAGGTCCACACAAGCGTGCCATATCGCTGGAGGAGTGTAGAAAGTTTTTTGCCGTTACTCCTGAATATCCACGGCAGCAGTTGGCTCTGGATGTTTGCAAGATGATATTGTGCTTGGCTGGCATCAATGTAGCTGACCTCATGAAAATGAAAAAGGTGGACTATTATGATGGAATCTTGCACTATGAGAGAAAGAAAACAAGTACGCGTCGTTATGATAAAGCGTATATAGAAATGAGGGTGCCGGATATGCTTTTACCAACCTTGGAGAAATATTTTTCTGAGGAAAGTGACCCTTATCTATTTATTTTTCATAAAATGTATTCCACTAATCGTTCTATGGATACGAATTTGGTACATTTCATTAAAGCTATCTGTAAGAACTATTTGGGTATGCCTGATGATAATTTTTATACTCCTTATACATTCCGGCACACTTGGGCCACAGTAGCCCAGAATGATATTGGTGCCAACTATGCAGAGATTGGCTTTGCTATGAATCATGCAACAGCTCATAGGATAACAAGCGGATATGTGAAGCCAGATTTCTCTAGGGCTTGGGAACTAAATGAGAAGGTGGTGGAGAAGGTCTTCTTTACCAATGATCCAAGCAGGCGAATGCAGGAGTATCATGTGCCTGAATTTGATAAGGTCGAGGAGACGTTTGAACTTTGTGCTGATGCCTACTTCATGGGCGAGGTTGTGGCTCATGTGGATGGCAAGGGCTACAAGAACACAGATGAGATAATAGAGCAGCTCATGGCCAGCATAAATGATACTGTGCCTAAGAACTGCACGATACAGATCAAGGTGAAGAATATCACCAAGGACCAGACGAAGTACTTTGAACGAGTCAGGGACATAAAATAGCTATTTTGTGTTAATACAGATTAAAATTGACCCAATATAAGTTAAAATAGAGCGTTTTTGCTCGATAACCAAGTCAAGGGTAGTCTTCTCTAAAGTTGAAGAAAATTTAGAGAGGGCTACCCATTTTTTATAATTAGCCATTATTAACAATTTTGAGATTTTTGATGTTGATAGTGGTTTCTTGTTTCTCAAATTTCTCTTCCAACTGCATGAAAGATTCCTCCACAGATAAGTTTCTGGATTCATCATTATTGAACGATACAGACTGGAGTTTAGGAGCCACGTATGGAAGGAACTTTGCCACCATCGCCAGACGTCCGGCAGGCTCTTGAATCTGCATGAGATCCGTGAAAAGAGAATAGTTCTTCTCATTGATACCATTGATGTAGCCAGTAAGGGCATCACGTAGACTTTCACGAACACTTTTGGTAACCTTATTAGGTGTGCCTGCCTTGCGTCCGCCAGTCTTCTTCCTTTTTGGCTTTGGCTCATTATTATTTTCTTGTTTTACTGCCATATTCTATTGATTTTTAATGTTTACTGATAGTTTTCGGGTGCAAATATACAGAAAAATATCATATATGGGTGTTTGAGTTGCGCAATTTATCAATAACCTTTGCAAAAAACGCATTACTTTTGAACAGTTTAAACATTAAAATTCGAATTTTATGGGATTAATAGGAAGTATTGCTGGTGGAGTAACCTCTGCTGTAGGTGGTGCTCTAGCAGCCAAAGCAAGAAACAAGGGATATAATGAATATATCAAAATGTTTCAAGACCGTATGCAACAGGTGAAGGATCATCGGGACAATTTGTATTACCAGGATCCTACTCAGTCTGCTGAGAATCAGGTTGCCGTGACCAATGCCCAGAAGGTATTGGATAATGCTACGCAGACAGCAAAGAATACCAATATTGTTAGTGGCGGCTCAGATGAATCTGTTGCGCTGAGTAAGCAGGCTGCCCAAGAACAGGTTGGCAAGATGATGCAAGAGGCTGCCGTGCAAGGTGCTCAAACGAAAGAAAATGTCTGGAATACTGCTGATTCGCAGATAGACCAGATGACTAACTACATCGCCACTGCCAAGAAGGAGAAAGCTCTTTCTACTGCACAGGGTATCACAGATGCTGCTGGTGGATTGGCTGGAGCAGCAAGTAAGTTACCAATTTAAAAAAGGAGGTTATTATGGGATTTACTTTTGATGATTTAACTCCTAAACGCCCGGCAACAGCAACAACTCCTTTTACTGATTTTTCTTCTGATAATGTGGATCAGCCGGAAGAAACACCTGTTCAGAATACGACTACTGAGCAGGTGAATAATACGGCTATTGATACTACACCTACAGAACCAGTTAAGAATACAGCTATTGATACTACTGGTATTACTGGGAATGCCGGTCATGAATCTTTCGCAGAACAGCCAGCAGAAGCTGTTACTAAAGTAACGCCTAATACAGGTATCACAATCGACTGGAGCAGGCCTTATGCCGAGATAGAGCAGAATCCTATCTTGCAGCAGATGAAGCCGTATGACATCATGAGGGACTACCAGAAGAATGGTGATGGAAACTGGTCTGCCTTCATGCCTTGGCTCTCTTCACTTGGTGATGCGGATAAAACCGTGGCGTCAAATGCAGCTCTGCAAAAGAAGGCAGAAAAGCAAGCCAAATGGGAACAATGGGGTAACCTTTTCATGCACTTGGGTAATTTCTTTGGTACAGTTCAAGGTGCTCCATCGCAGAAGATAGAATCAGCGCAAGACCTTACTGATCGCCAGCGCAAGATAAGAGAGGCTACTGATGCTCTTCGTGCCAAGGGATATAAACAGATGATGGTGAATATCTGGAAGGATAGACAAAACAAGCAAGCACAGATGCAAGCAGAGGCTGCTGTAAAGGCTAATGAGGCTCTGGCTGCTTATCGTGGCTCACAGAAAGCACAAGAGGATGCTCTTACTCCTGTTAAGGTTCAGACGGAGAAAGAGAGAGGCAATGCTGCTGCCGCACAGGCTGCACTTAGTACTTCTAAGAAGGAGACTGAGGATGCTTTGAGAGGCAAGAAGGGAAAATTACTTGATGCTCAAGCAAACAATGCCAATGCCGGAGCAGCCGACCATAATGCTAGCGTTGTCGTTAAGGGAGCGCAAGTAAGGCATATCAATTCGCAAACCGAGGGACAGAATCAGAAAAATGCCAACCAGAAAGAGGCTGACGATTTCAACACCCAGTATGTTAATGACCCGAAGTTTAAGAAACTTGTAAACAAGTGGGCAGAGAATAATGGTATGTCTATCGGTGGAAATGATGGCAGGGGTGGAACCTGGGCTAACGAGAAGAACCGCCAGCAGGCTTCAAGATGGGCAAAGGCTCAGATGAAGTTTGACCGAACTCCTCCTTCTCGTAGAGGCAGAGGTGGCAGTAAGGTTCCTCCTTCACGTAGGGGCGGTGGAAGCAAGGTTCCACCATCGAGAAGAAAGTAACGGAATATTAATCAAAAATCAGATAAAGTATGTTTGACGAGCAAGACAGACAATATTTTTATAATGAGTTCAAGAACAATGGCTATGAAGTAGGTAGCTATGATGACTTTAAAAAGGACTTGAACAACAAGGAAGATCGTGACTGGTACTACAATGAGGCCAAGAACATGGGTTATGATGTAGGAACACAGGCAGACTTTGATAAGATGGTGTTGGAGCCAGCTCCATCTACTTCTGCTACGAATCAGAGTGCTTCTACTGAGACAAAACAGCAGGTGGCGCAACCTTCAGCGCATCCGTCTTCTTCTAATGAAGGAAAAGACAGGGTTCCCGAAGCAGTGAAAGACTTTGGTAATGACTTTGTGGATAAATTGAAGGAAATGCCAGGAAAGATGATTTCTACTGTTTCAGGCTTGTTTGGTGGAGACAATCAGCCACAAGAGGCTAACCAGCCAAGTGTGAACAATAATCAACCGCAAAGTACTGTGCAGCACGCTTCTCCTGAATCTAAGGAAGTGGCTCCTGTTACAACTCCAACTGGTGTGGTGAATAATGAAGGCATGATGGATGCCAAGTTTGCCAACTATCTGGAGAACTGGAAGCAGAGACCGGATAAGCAGGGTACTTACTTCGAAAATATGGTTGCCGACTTGTTAGCTGATGGTACTGCCAATAACAATGAGGAGGCTGTTAAGATGGTGCAGTCTGCTCTGGGCAGATATGCCAACCGTTCAGCCATGGACGTAACTAACCAGGTTGTTTCTTCTTTGCCTGATGATACTGTGCAGGATGCTGAGAAGAGTATCGAAGCACAATGGTATAGCCATGGTGTGCAGGATAAGTTGAAGCAGGAGGCTGACAGCATGGGTATCAGCTATGATGACTATGTGGGACAATTCTTGAAACCAGCTATGGTGCAGAGTTTGGTTAACAAGTATGGCCCGAACTATCGTGACATCGCTGAGGGTATTGCTACACGCCTCTATTCTCATGATGAGCATGTGCAGGACAGACTGATGAATCAGGACATCAATGATGCGCTTTCTAGCGTTATCAGTAAGTATGTGAATCCATCTGTAGTGGATGAGTACAACAAGGCTCAGGAGGCAGGCAGTAAGGCATTTACGGAGGGAATGGAAGGAAGCCAGTTTATTCCGGCTAATCTTCGTCTGGGTACAGCACTTGGTGCTCAGTATGAGGCAAACGAGGCCAAGGATCCTGCAAAGGTGCTTTCTAGTTTGCAGAAGAAGTTTGGCAGGCTCTACCGGAATCCGGAGTTCCTGAATGATATGAGCAATGCGGCATTTAAGGTGATGCAGCGATATGGCTTGAATGGCACTCAGAGTAGTGATCCTAAGCAGTTCAAGCCGATGATCAATTCTGTTCTTAAAAATGAACTCGATCAGTTGGAGATTAAGGGTATGATGCCTAAGGGTAGTGCTGAGTACATCTGGAAGAATGGCTTGGGTAACACTATTGTGGGTAAGATTACTCGCAAGGCTGTTCAGACGGACTACCAGAACTGGCTGGAGGATATTGCCAATCAGCAGTATCAGCCGGGCTTCTGGGAAAACGTAGCTAGTGGTGCTCTGACCTTTGCAGGTGATGCCTGGAGTTATTGGCTGCCGGGAGCCGCAGGTGGCAAGTTGACTAAGAGCATGGTAGCCAAGGCAGAGGGTAAACTGGCTGGTGACCTCATGGCTAAGGGTATGGAGCGCAAGATGGCTGAGCGAGCTGCCAAGGTGCTTATCGGCAAGAGCAAGGCCGCGGCTTTGAAGGGTGGAGCCGCGCATGGTGCTGTTACCTTTGGTGGTCAGTCTGCAATCTCGAAGCCTATTGATGAGATTTATCGTACAGGTCAGTTCGATGAGAATGGCAAGATTTACAATCCTTCCGTGGGTAAGGTTATTGCCAACACTTTGGGCGAAGTGGCTAAACAGAGTGCCGTAGGTGCTATCATGCAGGGTGGAACAATCGCTAACATGGTAGGTAAAGGCAGAGGCTTAGCTACCAATATTCTGGCTGATATTGGTGGTAAGGTTGTGGATTCCGGTATTATGACCGGTCAGCAGTTGTTGGAGCGTATGGCGCACGACCCGAATTTCAAGCCTACTGGCAAGGATGCTGCTGAAACTTTCTTGGAGAGTGGTGCTAATCTTTTGTCTATTGGTTTCCCTGGTTTTGTGGGCAAGTATGCCCGATTCAAGGATGCAAGGGAGTTTAACAAGAAGTTTGATTTCACTGATCAGGATATTGCCGAGTTGAAGAGATTCGGCTATGATGGTCTTCGTGATGCTTTTGAGAAGATGGGCATCGGGGAGTATGCTATGGTTGGTGAGAATGCTCAGCGACTTGATGGGCAGTTAACCCAGAAGTATATGGACCTGATGAACGACAAGAGTGTTCCGGAGGTGTTGAAGGCTAAGATGATGGCAGTTGTAGAAGGCAAACGACCTTCTTCTTTCTCGCCTATTGTAGATTCCATCATCGTGCAACCAATGGATAATGGTGGCAAGGTTTATCTCGAAACTTTGAACAAGGATGGCGGTGTTGTTGACAGAAAGGAGTATTCTTCTCTTGATGAGGCTCAGAAAGCAGATAAGAAACTGGAGTATGATAAGACTCTTGGTTTGGCTTCTGTGCTGGAAGGTGAGTTCCACAATGAGTTTACGCAGGAGCATCTTGATGGCTTATACAACAAGGCAGCCCAGAAATATAATATGGGTGAGAAATTGACAGATGAGGATAAGGCAGCGGTTTATCTTCATCAGAATGCTGGTGCCATCAAGGAGATCATGGATAAGCAGCAGAAGGGTGTAATCCTTACTGATGAGGAGCAGAAGCAGGTTAACGCCTACCGTCATTATTATGACAGTGCTCTGGAGAATAGTTCTGTGATGAGGGAGTTTGTCAACACGTTTGAGGATTCCCATGGCGTGGCGCGCGGTACACTTCGTAAGGCTTTGGAGTCGAAAGATAAGAAATATGCGCCTTTGGTTGAGTCTTATCTTAAGGAGCTTTACAATTCCATTGAACTGAAACGTGAAATGAAGCAGATAGAGGATGATAAAAAACGTATAGAGCAGGGCGATGTTGATGGCGCAAAACCACCTACTCCTGTTGAGGGACCTGCTTCTGTAGAGGGTTCTGCTAGTGGTCAGGAGCCTCCAGTTTCAGAGGAACCTGCTCCATATCAAGACCGTACCAACTCCGTACCAACTCCGAGTGATGCAGAAGTTGCTGCAAACCCTGCAAACTCTGCTGCTGAGGGTGCAGGAAATGAGCCTAAGGTTGCAAGCTCTGATGCTTTTGTTATGGGACAGAATGCCTATAAGAATGGGGATTCTGAGGCTTTGCAGGCTATCGACTATAATAGTGATTTAGCTACAGGACGTTTGAAGCGAGCGTTTGCTGATAACGAGAAGATGCCTGATATTGTAGCCAATGCCTATAATGAGGGTAGAGATATGGAGCAGTTTGTGGCTCAGCGTGCCAGTCTGACCCCGGCACAGAAAGAGGCTATCAGTAAGTATGTGGAGGCTATGGATGCCAAGAAGGGTGCTATTGATGCTCTGCAGCATGCTGATGATGGCTATGGTGAGGCGTTGAAGCAGCAACTCTGGCCATACCAGACGGAAGACGGAAACATCGTGTCAGCTACTCTGGATAGCGGAAAACAGGTCTTCCTGAAGAAGGCTAACGAATATGGTGGAGCCTTTGTTGTCGTTCCTGATGAGCAGGGACAGCCTATGATTAAGCAGGTATCTAATGCCGAGATTAAAGAGGTAGGCACTCCTGTTTCTCTTGATGAATACATCGAAAATGCGGTGGCTCAGCAGAAGGATGCAAGAGCGCAGCAGTTTATTAGTCAGTTTGATGGCAGCGGTTTGAAGCCGAATGACCAGGTTACAGTTGCCATGGAGGAGGGTGATGCTAATATCAATATGACCTTTGCCGGATATAGCAAGGACGGAAAGATTGTACTTACTGATGGCAAAGATTATCTTCCCCTATCTAAAGAAGAGTTTGCAGCATGGCGCAAGAATGCGCTCGACAACACAATCAATGAGCATTTGGATGCCGAGGACGATGAACGTGAGCAGAAAGCAGTTTCTCAGGCTGAGGCTGATAAGAAACAGCGTTATGCCAATGGCATCGTGGGACTGAGCGAGGGCCAGCCGGACTATTCTTCTAAAGATACAGATCCAAATGTGGCGGCTGAGTATCTTCAGGAGCAGTTTGGGGAAGACCATGGCAAACTTTTGAATCTGGTTAATGGCAGCCGTGATGACATCAAAACGCAACTTGCCAACAAGAGAAAGGCTGCTATTGAATATCAGAACTGGCTTGATACCAATTCCGATCTTGACCCGGAAAAAGCTAAGAAGGTGGAGGATGAGTTGAGTCTGGTTAATGAGCAGATTGCAGATCTTGATGCTCGTTTCAAGAACTGGAATACTATCCGCAACAGTGTGATGACTCCTGATGAGGTGAAAGCTATGAAGGAGGAGCGCAAGGCTGAGGTAGAGAAGGCTGGTGTTGATGAATCAGCCATCGTGCCATCTGATGATTTCCATGTGCTCGTACTTGATGATAAAGAATTGAAGAAGCAATATCCAACTATGGATGAGGCTACCGACTATATTACCTCTCAGCGCAAGGACATCTATCATACCCAGGAGGATGTGGAGCGCAAGATAAATGGTGTGAATGATATGCTGGATCAGTATATCAATGGTGAAACAGAGCTGGACCCTAGCCAACTTATGGAATTGAATACTACAAAGGCTCAACTGGAGGCCCTGCAGACTAATTTGTCTGTTGCTGCCAAGGGTTTGAAGGCTCAGGCTAATAAACTCAGCAGACTCTACAAAACGGAAGTTAGCAAGCAGGAAATGGAGAAACTGGGCATGACACCTTCAGAGCAACGCAAGGCATTGGTGGCTGATGCGCTGAAGAAGAACGATATGAAAGCTATCCATGAAATATATAAGGATGCTTCCGTTGATGTGATGGACTTAACTCCTCAGACTCTCGAAGAGGCTGTATCAGAGTCTTTGCTTCCTCATAGCTTGAATCCAGAATCTCTTCAATATGAGTTGGGCAAGAGCAATTTTAAGTTTGGTATTGGCAAGGGGTATGATTCTAATAAGTTCAATTATCTTATTGCAAAGAAAGGAACCGGTATGTCGGTTAACGAATTTGCTGTGAGAGTATATAATGACCTTCCTGTAAACTTGCAGGATATGGGATATACCGATCAAGATGTTCGTAATACCCTTCTTGATATGTTCAAGTCTTATGACTGTGTGAAGGAAATGAGAAATGTGGCTCTGATGAACCGCATAGCAGCTGCAGAAGATGAACTTTCAAGCGAGGAAGAGTATTACGAAGCACAGAAAGAGCGAGAAATTATCGAAAGACAGGCAGAAATTGAGAAATATAAATCGTATATTCACGAAAAAGAGTTATCTTTGCCGCCTGAAAGCGAACTTGATCACATCAATGGACTTGAATTTGACCGTATGATGGAGATTGAGGATCGTGAACGAGAGTACAAACAATATGTCAAATCAATTTTACCAGAATTAGCAGATTATGATGACAGAAGCAATGAAGAAGGATATGGAGGAGGCAGTAGCCTGGGTAGCGACTCTTCACGGAGAGGAGTTGATGAAGGAAATAGCCAAGGCGAAGAAGTTGGTAACGGAGAAGCATCTTCTGAGTCCGAGATTGGAGAAGGCTCTGATAGCGGACGCAAAGGGCGACAAGAGACTGGCAGCATGGAACCTGGCGAAGGCTCAGCTGTTCGAGGCTCACATCTACCGCAAGAAGCATCCTTCGGAGAACGTTTAAAGAGTGCCATTGCCGAAACTGAGACCGAACCTACAGAGGCTCAGAAGAAGGCTGGTAACTACAAAAAGGGTCATTTGTCCTTTGGTGGCTACGATTATACCGTAGAAACACCAAAGGGCGTGACTCGAAGCGGTAAGGACGAGCAGGGCAAGCCTTGGAGTGTGACCATGCACGATACTTACGGCTATATCCTTGGTAAAATTGGCGTTGATGGTGATCATATTGATATGTTCATCAATGATGCAGCTGACCTTGATACTTTTGATGGTAACGTTTATGTTGTTGACCAAGTGAACCCAGAGACTGGTGAGTTTGACGAGCATAAGGTGATGTATGGCTATCCTTCTGAAGAGGCAGCTACAGAGGCTTATCTTGCCAACTACTCCAAGGGCTGGAAGGGACTTGGTAAGGTTACTTCTGTACCTAAGACTACCTTTGATAAGTGGCTGGAGTCTTCTGACCGCAAGACTAAGCCTTTTGCGGAGTATGCTATGGTACAGAAGGAACAGGCGAAATTTGACCGCGATGTGAAGGAGGTGAAGCCTTCGGAAATGACGGAGGCGCAGAAGGTGGCTTATGATACTGTATCTACTATGCTTAAGAAGGCTGGCATCCCTGTGAAGGTTGTTAGCAATGAGGATATGGAGAAGGTGGCTGAGGCGCAGGATAATTTGGCAGTCGAAATGCTTTTGAATGATCCTCGTTTGCGCTTCTATATCAAGACTCCTGAGCAGAAGGAGGCGGCCAAGGCAGCTTATGACTGGGCTGCAAAGAACAGACCGGACAAATTTAAGCAGTATGCCATCGTCAATATGGATAATCCGAACCAACCTCCTCAGTACTTTGAAAAGAAGGACTTAGCGGAGAAGTGGCGCAAGTACTATACCAATGCCTGGAAGATAGGAAACTACAAGGCATTTAATCTGAATAAGCCTTTTGAGGAGCAGATCAAGGACGTGAAGGGTGATGTTCCTAGTGAGTTTGACCCTTACAAGGCTGAATCTCTGCTCAATAAGAGAATCGAGTTAGAGAAGCAGATTAAAGAAACCGAGGATTCCTATAATGCCAAGAAGAAAGAGCGAGCAGAGTATCAAAATCAGTTAATGCAGGACTATATGGACCAACACGGTTTATCTTCTGAGAACGATATTCCAGATGATGTTTGGACTGACTACAGGGATAAATCCTTTGAAAAGTATCAAGATACACTTGATGACTTGTTCCATAAGTATGTTGAGTTAGATAATCAGTTGAAGGCTGTTGCTGAGCCTGGAGTGCAGTATTTGAAGGGAAAGGGTGTGGTTTATGGCTACACTGATGGCAAGCAGATTGTGCTGAACGCGGAGCATCTGAATCCTAATACTCCTATTCATGAGTATCAACATCTTTGGCGTACTGCTGCCAAAAACATGAATCCGGAACTTATAGAGCATGGTGATAAACTCATCATGCAGACCCAGCTATTTGCCGATTTGAAGAAGGATCCTAACTATAAGCATCTGAGCGATGACGAGATTTGCGATGAGGCTTTTGCTCGTTTGACTGGTGAGGATGGTGAAGCAATACTTGAACAGATGGCTAAGGATGCCATCAAGGAGAATCCGCTTGATACAGCTAAGGAACTGAGTGTTATCAATAAGTTGAAGGAGTGGTTGAAGAAGTTCTGGTATTGGACTTTGGAGACCTTCACCAAGTGGAAGCCTGAGGACATCAAGAAAATGACCTTGGAGGATATTCGTAACCTTGTGCTGAGAGACTTGGCTAATGGTGTGGACCCACGTAACGTGCTGAAAGGTCAAATGACCAAGGACGAAGCTGTGTCTTTACGCCAGCAGATGGCTGATAATGCCGAGCCTGAAAGAATCCTCGAACATACAGAGGATAACTGGTTACAGGATTTCGGCAAGGATGGTCGTGTCAATACACCAATAGGTAGCATCAAGTTAGGTGAAAACCAATATAAAAAGGCTGGTAGAGAAGACAGAATCAAACGATTTGGTCTATTGAAACCTACCTTGGAGCGTCCAGATGTTATCTTAGAGAAGCCTGCTCCTAAAGAAGGTGCAGAAAGACAGACCAAGTATCTGTTTGTAAAGTCTTTCAAGAAAGTAGACGGAACAAAGATTCTGAATTTTGAATCAATCACCGTAAAGCAAGGCGAGGATGAAGTTTCAATCAGTGCCCATCAAATAGAGCCTTCAAAATTGTTGAAAGAATTAACGGAATCAAAAATGCTATGGAATCGTTTCAGAGGCGATTCTAATTCCTTGGGCGAGAATCAAGGTTCGGCATTAACTCCATCCGCAAATAACCCAAGCGGAAAGGATAGCGTCCTGAATCCTCATAGCGATGCAAAGATACGCAATTCCTTTGAAATCACCAAGGAAAATGGTGGAAATTTATCTGTGGAGGATAAAATTAAGGCTGTATCTCAGCAATTTGGGGTAGATGAGGCAGATGTGGCAATGTATGCCAATGCTGTTAAGAAGGGTTCTACTGCTGAGGCTGCACGTGCCAGAGCCAATATTAAGCGTCACTTGATGCAGGTAAATGAAGGTAACATTTTCTCATTTAAGGATGTTGTTAAGTACACCAAACCTATAAATGAAGCCTTGAAGGAGAATTTTGGTGACCTTGATGCAATGATAGAGGAACGAATAAAGCAGGTTGAAGCAGAGCGTAATGCTATGGAAGCTGCTAGAAAGAGAGCAGAGGAAGAGGAAGCCAAACGCAAAAAGCACTTGGAGGAACTTTCTTTGATTCCTGATGATAAACTTGACAAGCAGTATATGGATGCTCTTTCTAAGGGTGATGATGCTACAGCCAGGGAAATGCTTGATGAGGCTGCCAGACGCAAGGGATATGACGATACCGAAAGCGCATATCAGGGCGTAGGTGCATGGGCTGCACCGAGAAACCCTGGATATGAAAGCGACAAGGCGAGACGTGACGATTGGGAATCCAGTGGCTCAGATGTAAACCTGGAGGATATGGCTTTGGGGTACACTCCTCAGCCTGATGATTACTTCTCTCACCCTGAGCGTTATTCGCAGAACACTCCTCATGGATTGGAATCTGTGAAAGCCATCAATACGGCTATTGATGCCATTAAGAATGGCGAGAAGGATGTTAAGGTAAAGGTTTATCGTGCTGTTCCTACTTCTGTGAAGGAAGGAAAGTTGCGTAATGGTGACTGGGTTACTCCTTCTAAGAAATATGCCGAAATGCACGGAACGAACCGACTGGAAGGCAAATATCGTATCATTGAAGACGAAGTTCCGGCTACTCAACTGTGGTGGGATGGTAATGACGCAAACGAGTTTGGCTTTGATGATGGCAAGGAGTATAAATACAAGAATGCCAAGAATAATAGAAAGTTGAACGACCTTGTTACCTATGATGATGAGGGTGACGTTATTCCTCCTTCTAAGCGTTTCAATTCTCGCAAGAGCGATATTCGCTTCATGTTTGCTGGAGAAAAGGGAGCTGCTGAGGCTGATAAGGCTGATGAGCGAACTATCCGCATGGATAATCTGGATGTTGCTAAGCAGATGGAAGAGGCAAAGAAGGATGCCAAGGTTATCAAGATGGCTACAGGTTGGGAGAAAGGCGTGGATGGCAAGTGGAGATACGAAATGCCTGATGCCAAGATAAAGGACACCATCGATGTAGGTGGTGGAAACATCGTTAAACGTTTCGAAGAGGATATGCTATGGACTGATGGTAAGTTGGAAGATGCTGTGGATGCACCAAAGCTTTTTGAGGCTTATCCTCAGTTGAAAAATATTAAAATCCATACTGATGCAGTAATGAATGACATGCCTTCAAATGGGGAATACAATCCACAAACAAAGACTATTACCATTCATGCGGATGAATTAAAGTATCTGAATAGCATTCTGAATCATGAAATTCAGCACGTAATTCAGCGTGAAGAGGGGTTTGCGCATGGTGGCACACCCGAGCAGGTGGAGAGGGATTTCAATGCTGCTAAGGTTGAATGGAAGGCACGTTCCTATGCCTTTGAATTGGAAGAGAAAGCCAAGGAAATGGGTGGTGAGTATAACCAATCTGCTGTAGAGAAAGCCCTTATTCAGGAATATAAGGACATGGATATGCCTGAGTTCATTCCTGACAAGGAAACCCGAATTAAGGGATTCAACTACTTCGCACGTGGCTATGCAGACAGAAGTATGGATGATGCCATTAAGCGTTTCCGTTTGGATAGGTTCCAGCGTACAGACTTTGATTCTTACCAAGAATATAGAAAGTTGGCTGGTGAAGTTGAATCTCGAAATGTGGAGAAGCGTTTGGGTATGACGGACGAGGAGCGCAGAAACTCCTTGGCATCTGAAACTGAGGACGTGAACCGTGACGAGCAGATTGTGATGAATGGGAATGATGCTAGCTATAGCATCGTGAAAGACCCTGAGACCATCAAGAAGCTGGATAAAGAAGACACGGTGAAGGTTTATCGTGCCATGCAGGTAGGCGAAGATGGAAAACTCTATCCACCGATGGCTGCAAAGGTGAAGGGCAAGTTTGTGGAACCTATCGAACTCGGTAAGTGGGAACAGGCAGATGAGCGACCAGAACTTGCTGATGATAAGGGTATGTTTACCCTAAACAAGGGTAATGGTAAATCGCTTAAGGCTGCTTACAATCCTTACCTTCATACTTCTCGCACTCCACTGAACGACCAGTTTAGCGAGGCTCAGAATCGCCCTAATATCGTGACCGTAGAGGTTGAGGTGCCAAAGAGCGAGCTGACCAGTGGCTACAAGGCTGATAAAGCCAAGGATGCCGTGGGCGAAGTAGAGTGGAAGGCTGGTATCATCCAAGGACAGTTGACAGGCAAGCGCAAAGTGGTGCTTTCTCGTTGGGATAAGCCTGTGCGTATCGTGCCTGACAGCGAGGTGGCTGATGTTATCGTCAATGATATGTTCAAGGGCAAGAATATCACTATGCCTTCGAATGTGGTTACTCCAAGTCTCAGAAAAGAGTTGGAGAAGCGAGGTGTGCCGTTTGTGGAGACCGATAACAGAGGCAGAATCGTAGGAGGTGAGAATGATGGTGTGCATTATTCCAAGGTGTACGGTAAAAATGCGCAATCTCCTATCTTGGAGCAGAAGTTGAAGAAGCATCCTGATTCTCTGATGAAGGCAGGTACCTACTTTAGCGGTGGTGGACTGGTTGAAGAGGGATTGAAGGGCATTATCGACCCAGTGGTGGCTGTAGAGTATGACCGGAAGATAAGCGGTGTATATCGCAATAACTTCGGGCAGCATATTGTTACGGCTGATGTGAGGGATGTGGATCCTAAGGAACTGGTGAAGCAGATTGATGGTGAGGTAGAGTATTTTCACGCTTCTCCTGTATGCAAGAACTACTCGCAGGCAAAGAGTAATAGTGGAGAGGTGGAGCTTGACAAGGAGACTGCCAAGAGCACTGCCGACTTCATTGATGCCGTGAAACCGCGAGTGGTGACTATCGAGAACGTGAAGGGTTACAAGGACTCTGAGGCGATGAAGATTATCACCCAGGCGCTGGATAAGAACGGCTACAAATGGGATGTAGACGTGTATAATGCCGCAGATTTTGGAGGCTATACCAGCAGGGAGCGACTAATTGTCAGAGCCGTGAAGGATGGAGAACTGCCTGAAAAGCCTAAGAAGCAACCACGCAAGGGTGGATGGCTAGAGGCTGTGGAGGATATTCTTCCTACTCTGACGGTGAAAGAAAGCGGTGTGGCTCCATGGATGGATGCCAGACTGAAGGTTGATGGTATCGACTGGCAGAAGGTGGAGAAGCCTCTTTATGTAATGGGTAGTGCTTATGCCGATGGCAAGATTCCTCATGCCTATGGGGATGAAATTCTGCCTACGCTGAGAACCAAGAGTGGTGATGTGATCATCATGCCGGGTGGAAAGGTATTGCGTGCAGATGGCAGGGTATTGGCTAGGATTACCGGACTGGGCGATGACTATAAATTGCCTAAGACGGAATCTTTGGCACATACCATCATTGGTAATGGTATTCCGGTGCAGTTGACTCAGGGCGTGATTGCTCCTCTGCTGAATAAGGATGACTTGTCGGGCAGAAATGTATTGGCACGACTTGGCAGCTCTATCTTCAAGAACAACTGGGATGCAGACAAGCAGAAACAAGTGAGCGACCGGGTAGTGAACACTGCCAACAAACTGGGTGGTGCTGAGGCTACAGTTTACACTTCTGTGGATGAGGTTCCTGATGCTTATCTGAGTGATGTGAAGAATGGGGCTACCGGATGGTATGACCCTACTACACACACGGTGCATGTTTATCTGCCTAACTGTGCTGATGCCAACGAGGCTGAGAGAACGGTGCTGCATGAAAAGATAGGCCATGAGGGTATGGAAGTACTTCTTGGTGGCGAAGATGGCGTGAGAAAGTTCGCCAACTTCGTTTATCGTTCCGTAGGTAAGGATGTTCGAGGCAAGATTATTGACTTTGCCAACAAATATGATCCGGACTGGAAGAACCCTGACCGCATGAATGTGGGAACGCAGGAGTATATCGCTCATTTGGCCGAGGAGGGTCCTAAGACTGCTGAGGACTTTTCTCTTTGGACCAAGATTAAGCATTATCTTATCAAGGTGCTTAAGAAGCTGGGTGTTCGTGTGCCGGGACTTCTCAATGACAAGGATTTGAGATACTACCTAATGAAGGCTGGCAAGGCTCTGCACGTTTGGGACGAAATGCCTCAGGAGAAGCAGGAAGCCATGATGAAGCAGGCTAGCAATGCTGAAATCAAGGATGCGCTGGGTGATGGTGCAGGTAAGGGTAAACCACGCCAGAAGAAGGGCGAAAGCACTATTCAGTACATGAAACGTGTACAGGAATGGCGCAAGTGGCAGAATGCGCGCGAGGATAAAGAGAACCCAGAGCCTCCTATGTTCTACGACATTGATAAGGATGAAGTAGGCAAGAAGGAATGGGCAAAACTCAATAAAGACTGGCGTGAACGCCACCACCTTGTTGGCGAGGAACCTACTGGTATGCCTATCCGAATGGAAGGTGAAGAGGATGCTGCCTACATGAATCGTATTCATGAATATGAGAAATGGCAGTCAGCCATGAAGGACCAGGAAGACCCTTTGCCAGATATGTTTGCCTTCGAAAAGAAGAAGCAGGAGGAGGTGAAACGCAAGTATGAGGACTGGCTGGCCAAACATGATTTGCTGGAGCAGCAACAAGCCGATCTGGACTTGTATGAGGGTAAGATTTACCCAGCAGAGACCAATCCGAAGGCTGATGCACTGGAGCAGCAAGTGATGCAGGATTTGGCAGAAGTGACCAGTACTGACGTGAGCAAGGAAGGTGCAGCAAAGACCGTTAAGCATGCCGTTATCCATCGTAGAAAGAACATGGAAGAGGCTAGTGCTGATGATGCCATCTATATCAATGATGTGAAGAACAGAATCGAGAAGATGGCTGATAGCGGTGTTTTTGACAAGTTGCTTTCTGATTACAAGGGAAAGAAAAACAGGGCAGAAAAACTTGCCGAGACTATACCTTATATAATAGAGGCTCCTAGACGTTTGCGTGACATGGCTCAGAACTTAAATGCCACTGGTGTCTTTGATAAGGGACATATCCATATTCAGCCAGCTGATGTTGAGGCTATCCAGCCATACGTGACAGACTTGATTACCGAGACAGCAAAGAAGCATACAGAGATTAAAAAAGGCAAGGAGATAGAGGTATACGATGATCCTAAGGCTGTGAGCGAGGTGGCAAGCAAAATGGCTCAGGCAATTAATGCCAATCACCAGGGCGAGGAAGGTTTTGTACCATGTGATGGAACAGACATCCTCAGTAAGCATGTTTTGAAACTCGTAAAAGAGAGGGTAGTGCCTGGACGTATCAATTATAAGGAACTTTCTCCTGAAATGCAGGCTGCCATTGATTCCATCCGTGACTGGTATAACTATACCTACGACTGGTTGATGGATAATCATACTTTGAAAGCTGGCACTGGTTATAATGTTGACTACGTAAATCATATTTGGGATAAAGAGAAATCTGATCCTGAGGCGTATGCTACCTTTGTGGAGAATAGGCAGCGCACGAAGAGCCCTAATGAGAAGAAGCGAACCATCAGCACTTTGATGGAAGGTGTTTATGCCGGACTTGTGCCAAAAACTACTGACATTACGAAGATGATGGCATATTACAGCAGAAGTAATATTGAGGCATGGGCGAACAAGACCATGTTACAGGAGTTGACCGGACTGAACGTAATTGAGAGGAATGAAAAAGGAGAGGTGATTTCAACTGATCCACTACTTTCTTCTTCTGCTCCATTCAATTTGGAGCAATATAAGTACTTTGAGATTCCGGGCGTAGGCCCTGTATGGGTATATAATGTATCTCCAAAGCAAGTGAAGGTGAAGAATCCTATCACTGACAACGAAAAGGTGCTCTATAGCGAGGCCAGTGCCGGTGACAGATTTGGAGTTGTGTTTGATACCTATCAGTCTTCCCCATTTTGGAAAACGTTTGATACGCTTGCTTCTAGTGCCAAGAAACTGGAATTGGGCTTTAGCGGTTTCCATGCCGGAGCCTTGACGGAGGTTTATATGGTACAGAATATGGTGGAGTTTGGACCTAAGAAGGCTATGGCCAACTTTATGAAGTATATCTTTGCAGATACAGCCAAGAACCATGAACTTCCTTGCTTCGCCAATCCTGAGGATTTCCAAGAGGCTGCTAGCCATCTGGTGAAGTTCGGAGCGACCAACGACTATGCTGCAGCGGATGTACAGAACATGTTTGACAACATGCGCGATGCGATGATAAAGGTGCAGAAGAAGTTGAAGGACGGAAATAAAATTTCCGGAACGGTGGCTAAGGCTTCTATGCCATTGAAGGTGGCAACGCAGATGCTTTCTCTCATCAATAAGGGTATGGATGTTGCTTTGTGGGATTTCCTACATGATGGACTGAAACTTGCTACCTATCGTATGAGGGCAGACAAGACCAAAGAGCGTGCCAAGAAGAAGGGTTGGACTGAGGAGGAACTGAGCCGGGCTTTGGACGAGGACGGACAGTTTGTAAACGATATGTTTGGCGGTCAGCACTGGGATGTGTTGGGAGCCAGCCATCGTACCTTGCGCTATGCCGGACGAGTTCTTCTTTCTTCAGACTGGAATGCTTCTACTACACGTCATTTTCTGGCATTAACCGGATTTGGTTCTATCTGGAATGAGGCAACCTTTGAGAACTTCAAACAGTATTACAAGAGGCTCAAACATAAGGAACTTGCACCGGAGGATGAAGGCAGAAGAAGCAGGCAGATTTCGGCTTTGCTCTGTTATGGTATCGGATTCATGGTATTTTATGAGGGTATTGCCAATGGCATCAATGCTGCTTTCCGTGCCCTGGACGAGGAGAAGGAGCGCAAGAAGGCAGAGGAGATCCGGAAGACCAACCCAAGCTATAAGAGTATGTATGAACTGGCTTATGGTGATGAGGGTATAAAATGGTATGACTATCTGATGAGAGGCAACAGCCTTGGCCAGCAGAGCAAGATCTTCTTAGGCAGATATGAAGATGGTACAGAAATGTATGTGAGACATGGTAAGCAATTCCGTGAGGTTCCGGAATACCTTTTCAATCATAAGGGAGAACTAGAGTTCCCTGGACCTATGGTACAGCGAATGATAGGTAAGGCTAACCCTATGGTGAGAATGACCTTGGATGATATAAACTATCTGAGCGATTTCCAAGCCAGCCATGCGGATCAAGAGATTCAGCGCAAGTATGGTAAGACCATCGGACTGCTTTATAAGGATGCTTTGTACTGGGCACCTTTCCTGATTCCGAGTCAGGAGAATAAGGAGTTCAAGGCCGTTGATTTCTTCTTCCCTTCTTCTAAGGGCTTCTCTCCATGGAAGGCTCAGAGTTACTTCAAGGACTTTATCCTGAGCGGTGACATGGAGGGCGTGGTGATGACCTATCAGAGCTGCCAGCGCAATGGTATTGATCCTGAGGCTCAGATTAAGGCTGCCATCGGTTCGGTGAAGGCACTGGAGAGTGCAGAAATGAGCGATGGAGTGACTTCCTTACAGGAGGCTAGTAAACGCTTTGATACTGCCAAGAGTATCACGGAAAAGAAGAAGATGCGCCAGAAGATGAAGAAATTCCTCTCGCAGAGTGATTACAAGGCTTTCACCCAGAAGGAGGCTCTGGACATGGTGCAGGGTTATCTGAACGGTGATGAAGACTTGAAGGAAATGGAGAAGGCTGAAAGCAAGTACCTGATAAAGGCTAAGGCAGAGGACGTGACGGAGGACTGGAGAATACAGAACGTCTGGAACGGAACCATGGAGACTTATCAGGAGTATCAGCGTTTGAAGGATGTTGATAAGGCGAAGGCAAATGCCTTTAAGAACAGCAAGACCAACAAGCGACTGTTTGCGGCTAGAAAGGCTATCTCTGCTGCAAGAAGGAAGATGAATAAGGCTAAGAAGCAAATGGATGGTACGAACGATGCTGCCAAACTGGTAGAGATTCGGAATACCAGAAAGGAGCTGCTAAAAACGTTGAACGGAATGGAGTAGCCTTCGGGCTACTTCATTCTAGGAAATGTTCTATATTTCCGAAAATAGGCTTTGGCCAATTCAATTTTATGTTCGATATTTCTACAAACAGAAAAAGGGACTTGCTTCACAGCGAGTCCCTTTTTGATAGTTATAAAAAATCTAATTCCAAATAAATTTAAAATAGTTATGATTAATGAATCATTTGTGTGTTTAAAGTTGAAGATGTTGGAGCGATGTTATCCGAGAGAAGGACCAGATGCATTCTCTGGTTCCTTTTTCTTTGGTGTTGCCCAGCGTATGTAATCAGCCATGCTGTCATCCATGCGCTGTTGTTCACTCTTTGGATTCTCCTTCTTTTTCTCGCCCCAGAGACGTTGGGCAATATCATCCAAGCACCATTGCCAATCGTCTCGAAGAGTGATGACCTTGGAACTTGGCATGATGGTTACATCTGCCTTTGGTGGATCAACATGCTTGGTGTTGCCATCCTTATCGGTCTCCTCCTTGGTACTGAGAGAGGCGAAAGGTACATTATTATCGTTAAGGAACTTTTCTACATCATCTTTTTTGTTGTCACAGAGAAGAATGCAGACAGAAACCTTATTCTTCTTCAAGGTGGTAAGGGCTTCTTTTGCCTTGCCTACCATGGAGAGGTTGCCTTTATCATCTTTTGTAATGACGCAGGCTTCATGTACATTGATAGATTTACCCATAATATCTAATATATTAGAAATTCAACATGTTTTAATGAATTGCGGAACAAAAATACAATAAAAGGGAGCATAAAGAGTGATAATTTGCGCAGATTATCACAAAGGTTGGCAAAAAAAAGAGTATTTTTGGCGAAAAATTAAGAATTATGGTTGACAATCATGTAATAAATGACATATCGAACTATGCAGAGCCGGGACCAGACTCACTTGAAGGAGTGAGCCGAGAGCGGTTTACGCAGAGCGAAAGCAATCTTCTGTTGCTGCAATGGGCTTGCCAATACTTCTATGATGGTGCAGAACTGAGAAAGAAGTGGAAGCGAGCGCAAGACTTCGTGATGGGAAGACAGTTGGAAGAGCTGATAGAATGGAACGGAAGAAAGATTACCATCCGGCAGTATATGGAACTGAAAGGTATGCCAATACTGGAATACGATGTAATCGGAGACAAACTTCTTTCGCTCGTTGGTCTTGTGCGCCAGCAGCGCAGTACTGCTACATGTAGTGCCGTGGATCCAAACGAGGAAGACTATATCAGTTTCTTCAATGAATATCTTCGTCAGAACGACAACCAGAACGAAAGGCAAGAGTTAGATGCGAGAATGTTCTATGCCTTCTGTGTATTCGCCTTTGTGGGCATGAAAACCTATTATGGCAGAAGGGATGGCAAAAATGGCATCTTTGACTATTCTGTAGACATCTTTAAGCTAGCTATACCACCTTTCTTTAAGTATGATCTGAGCGATGTGGAATTTATTGCTGAGGCTCATGATTTGACTTGGCGTGAGATTATTGCTACCTTTACAAATGGAAGCAAGGAAGAGGCTAATAAACTCAGTGAGATCTATCTACAGACGCAGCACCATTTTGCGCCCGAACAGACTTATCACCCGACTGGTGAAGCCCAGTATGCCGGAATAGATGATTTCACCCATTCTTCAGTAGTAGGCAAGTACCGGGTATTGGAAATCTGGACAAAAGAAACCAGACCTGCCATCTGGGTACATGACTGGGAGAGTGGAGATTGCGGCTATGCATCTCCCGACCAACGAGCCTTCTATGAGGAAAAGAAGCGTAAGATAGAGGAATCCAACATCATGAAAGATGAGAATGGCCTACCTGTGCTCGATGAGAATGGTGAGCCTATCTACTATGTAGACCCTTCTGAACTTAAGACCATCGAGATTAAGGATGAGGCTGAAACCTACTGGTTCAGAAGATATATCACACCGAATGGCTATCTGCTGGATGCCAGGGAATCACCATACTATGTGCTCAGGGACGGATTCAGAACCTCTATCCATCCATACACCTTCGATGCCTATCCATGTTTGAATGGCGAGGTAAGAAGTTTCACGATGCGAGCAGAAAACAACCAGCGCACCTTGAACCATTATATGATGATGATCAACTTCATTGTAGCGAATGGTGCCAAGGGAACGATGCTTGTTGATGAGAACGCATTGAGCGAAAAACAGAGCATCGATGAAATGCAGGTGAACTATACCAAGACAGATGGTTTTATCTTATGGAACTCCAAGAATGGAGGTAAGCCACCGCAGACACTGGTCAACAAGAGTATTCCGGCAGGTGTTGACTTCATGGTGAACTTTGCCAAGACGATGGCGAGCGAGGGTAGTGGTGTGCAGGGTGCTCTACAAGGCCAGCACCGGAACACCAGCGGTAAGCAATATCAGTTGGAAAGAGAATCATCATCTACCACCATACAGGACTTTGTGGAGAGTTTCAACAACTTCAAGGTACGCGTGGCCAAGAAGAAACTTTACCTGATACAGGAATTTTGTACCGATGAAGACAGCGTAAAACTGACAGGTGATGAATTTGAGATTCATTTCAACTCGAAAACCATGAGGGATATGGATCTAGATGTTTCTATCGACTTGGATGCATACAGCCCACTCATCAGAGATACAAATAAAGATATGGCTTGGCAGATGATGGTGAGCGGCAAGATGGACCCATATACGATGCTTACGGTAGCTAATTTCCCTGGTACAGGCAGAATGAGGAAATACTTCAAGGAGCAACTGGAAAAGTTGGAGGCTCTTCAGGCACAGCAAGCAGCCAATGGACAGGTACCTACAGACGGAGGCCAGCAACAACTGTCAGCAGAACCAGATACGCACCTAAAGGATTCCGGTGATGGTGCGAATGATTTGGCAGCTCTTCCTTCGGCAGCTATGTAGAAGAAAGTTCTTAGTTAATTCATAATATCGAACGAAATGTAGTTCAGTTCTTAAATTATTTTTTTAGGTTTATTAGTTTTTAAGGTTGTTAGATTGTGAAGAGGAAGCCGTGATGGTCTCCTCTTCTTTTTGTTTAATCAATACCATGTCTCTTCTTGTATAAGCGTAACTTAAACATAAGGGTAGAAACTCGGTACATGTAATACTCTTGCCAGTTTTTTAGTTTGGTTGTGCGCACCTTGTTGTCTGCATCGCAGCCGATGGCTCCCCACTTGGAAGGGGTATAGTAGTAGGATGCGGCTTTGATGTCTTCTACATTTTTGAAATAGCGAGTAGCTTTCCACTTGCCCATCTGGACTAATTTTCGATAGGCAAGCATGCACTTGCGGTTAGGATCGTAGGTCATAATCGCCCAATCTTTATGCGACTGGTCGTAGAGCATGTAGAAACGAGGCGCACCACATTCTTTATACTTGGAAATGGTTGCCTTGACTCCTTTTTGCCACATGCGTGTGGCACGGAAGAGTTCGATACGAGTGACGATAGGCTGGTAGATGGCTATGAGCATCTTACGCAGCAGGTTAGAATAACTTTGTTTCATTTTTCTTATTACTTTTAATTATTAACTTATATTGACAGGCGATAGAATCGCCTGGAACGGTGACTATACAGGGAACGGATCATGCTGCTGGCTAGATAGAGGCTAGCTGCCCCCACCTATTCCGGCCAAATCAGCTACTACTGGTGGGCGGTTGCGGAGACGTTCACGCTCTATCTCTGCCTTTGACCTGAATGGAACTATTTCAGGTGCAGGCATATCCTTCTCTACGTAGAGGGCTATGGCTCTGGCCATAACACGGTCATCATGCTTGCCGGCTACTGCTCCATAACAGTCGTTCTGTTTGTAATAGAGGAAGTAGGTGCATTCATCAATGGCTGCAAGTTCTCGCTCCATATAGCCACTATCACGGATGATTCTTGCCATCGTCTTCACTACTGCCACCTTTGTTGCCTTATTGGTGTTGAATCCCCATTTCATTTCGATATTCTTCACCTTCTTCAGCTTGGACTGGGAGGCACTATAAAGGTTGCTGTAGAGAGGGATGAGGATAGGGAAGAACAGCTCTGACTGGTTGCCCTCGGTATTGTTCATACGAGAGTAAGCGGTATTGTTCTCGATAACCAGGAAGGCATCATTATAGAAATGAGCTATCTGGGCGCAACGCATCGCGAGTTGGTCGGCATCGCAGTGACCATGCCATTCGGCTACTACCTCGGGAACTCCACCATAGATTTCATCGTAGCGGTCGAGCACCACGATGTCGGAGGGATCGGAAGTCTTGTGAGAGCCACCAATATCGCACGCCACAACATAACGATGCTTGACAATCTCGGAGTTGTCGGGTCCAGCCCAAACTTTGAGAGGTCCACCAGCACGTTCTACGAAACGGATGTTGTTCATGCAAGCAGGGTCGGCTGCATCGTAGGAATCTCCCTCAATGTCACCCACCATGATAGGCTCGATACCCTTGCAGTCCTCTTCCATTTCCTTCAACTTGTATGGATCGAAGACTGTAGTACCTGAGAAGAGGAAGGCTTCTACATCATCAGAAGGGAACTCCTGACGCATATCGTCAAGAGTCTCATACTCCTTGGACTTCTCAATATACCAATGGATGCCCTCGAAAGATGCTCCTTTACATTCGTAGAGCCACCAATAGTACTTACCATGACCTTGCTCGTCATTGCGATTCTTCCACAGCCAGATGGCGAAATCGGCACGTTCATCCTCGGAAGCAAATGGCAATATATATTTTTCAATTTCGAACCATGCCACGAAGACAGGAGTAAATGCTGACAGAGGTTTACCATCCTTATCTACTGAGTTTGCAGCTACCCAGGCATCGTGGAACTCGTTTTCTCGTCCGTTTGGCGTTGACTCTCTGACAATAAAGGTTAGAGGATCCGGTTGGATAGATGATGATGCAGCCTTAATAACCTTAGCTGGAGTCCACTCTGTGGTGTTAGGGAAGAAGGCTTCCTCAGTAATATGAGCAAGAGCAGCATCACCAGAACGACAAGATTCTGGGTTACGGGCAGAACCAGTCTGTATCTTGCAATCGCGTGGAATGAGATACTTGATATTCTGTATGGTTCCTGATGTCTTGATTTTGCGAGGGTCGTTCTTGAATGGTACACCAATGTCGTAGAAGAGCCATGTAGGAATGGCATTAATTAACTTCTCGTACATATCGAATACCTGTGTGGCAGATGAAGACTGGTGGCCAACGATATTACTATTCCAGTTTGTCTTCCAGAAGATCTGCAGCCATGCCATGTAGATGTCGGTAAGGGTAGAACCACCCCATTGGCGGCACTTCAAGAGAATGACACGGATATAGTGGTACTGACTATGAAGGCGCAACTGTTCGAATACCTTGGCTAGTTTAATCTGGGCATTGCGAAGAAGAAAAGGAATATCTTCACCACCATCCTTATTTTTGATTCGGGCGTAGGCGTATGCAAAGAAGTAGAAATCGTGCTTACAGCGCAGGCGGATGAGATAGCGGAAGACAGCATCACGTGCCTTCTCCTGATCATAATCCGGCATGTACTTATCGCAGAAAGCCTCAATAGATCCGCACTTAATGATAGCGCAGAACTTCTTTTCCTTCAGCATTTCTACCGGGAGCCAGAGTTTCTTTCCCTTTAGGAAGTCTGTGATGACACATTCAAAGCGGAGACCAGGGGCATTCTCTCCTGTAATTGGACGATAAGTAGCGAGGAGACTTTGGAGTCTTCTCTTATCTTCTTCAAGAATCTCTTTGAGCTTCTTTTCTGAAATCTGCTGCTGAGGTCGAACCTTTAAGGAGGATTTTGCTACTGGCATTCGTTATATATAATAATGTAAGTGTTGAATGTTAAATGTTAAGTGTATTGGCATGTCGGATAAATCTCTCTGCCTTGGCATAGATGAAACCTAAACAGAATAGAACTATGTGGAAGATACCAGCTATGTAAGGGAGAAGGAAACCTATAGCCATACCGAGCACCATCTGCCAGAAGTAGATGCGGTGATACCGATAATACCATTGCGCAGAGAATCCCATGAAGAAAGAAATCAATACGGATGCACCCAATACAGGTAATGCCGGATAGTATATGAACGACAACAACACCGAGCAGAGCCATGCTGCCAGTAGGCGATGGAAGCGGAACTGATGATGAACCATCAATATGCACCAGCCGTTGATACCCCAGTGTATAAAGTTGGCATGACCGAACATATAGGCGAAATGGGTGTATAATGGCGATGATGGAGACACAGCCAGCGAGGCATGTAGCGGTACGATGATAGCCATCAGAAAAATACAGATGAGAGTTATATATAATGTTCGCATAGACAGAATATTACTATTTGGAATCGTTTTTTCGATTTTGATTGAAATAGGCAGAAAGTTTCTGCCTGATGGTACGAGGAGAAAGCCCCAAGCACGGAGCAGGCCGCTCCAGGGCTAAGTCTACCAGTTTATACAAGCATGGAGATTTTTCCCTTCGCTGTTCCCTAAGTCTGAGCACTTCTTCATACAGAGCTTCATATAATTGCTGTTTGCGATAGGAAGCCAAATCGAACTTAGGAATGATACCTTTGAGACGCAGCGAAACGTACCTGAATGCTGATGTATCTGAGATATAGTAGCAGGTGGTAGGTAGCGATGAAACAACTTCGCATATCTTATCCGTAGTAGTAGGATATTCTACCACTTCGAGAGCCTTGCGATAGAGGATGATCATTTCACGGTCTCGTATCGGGTTTATTTGGGATATAGAATTTTTATGTTTCATGCTAGCAAAGTTAATATAGCAACTTGCGCATTTTATCAATAAGTTATGCGAAATTTTCCTTAATTTAGCACACAAATATTAAAAATGAATATTTATGGCAAAAGAAACTATTGATAATCAGAATGTTAAGTCAAAGCGAGATTCTTTCCGAGAGCGTCTTGCTCAGCGTTATCCGGACTTGAATATGGACGATGATGAGGCTGTTTATGGTCAACTTTCGACCGATTACGACCAGTATGACCAGAATAAGCAAAAAATGGATGACTTCAACAAAATGTTGCAGGACAACCCTCATGCTCCAAGTCTGGTGACAGGTCTTGTGACCAAGAAAAATGCCGATGGCAGCGACTTCAATTTTATCGATTTCATTATTGATGAGTTGGGTCAGGACTATGTTGATGCCATCAATGGTGATGAGAAGGCTAAAGCACGTTTGAAAGCTAGCGAGAAAGAGAAACTTGAAGCCAGCGAGAAACTAGCAAAGGACAATGAGCAACTTGCTGCCAATATGGAGCAGGAAGATGCCGAACTTGACGCAGCTATTAAAGAAGCGAAATTGAAGCCTGAGGCGATTAGTGATTTGATAGAATGGCTTTACAAGCGTAGCGATGATGGCGAGGATCACGATGATGATGGTTTCGTATGGCGTGCAGCTCGTTATGGCTTGAAAAAGGAAGACTTCTTACGCCTCTTCCAGATCAAGGACTTCGACAAGGCTGTGGCTGATGCAGAAGAGCGAGGCTACAAGCGTGGTAAGAATGAGAAGATTGACCAGCAGAAACAACTGCATGATGGCAAACAGGGAGGCAAGAAGAACATCAATATCGATGGTGGCGGTGGTGCGCCTTCACTCCCAAAGGAAAAGAGCCGTACAGAACAGGTGTACAGCAAGATGATTGGAATGTAGAATAAGAAATTTATAATTAATAATTTTAAATGTATAGATTATGAAACAGTTTAAGAAATGGTTTGGTTTCATGATGGCGGTGCTCGTCATGATCCTTAGTGGTGGAAGTTCTTATGCAATGGCTGAAACGGCTCCACCTGTACCAGGTGGTGGTATTCCTGCTGGTGCAGGTGGCGGTGGTGCGACAGGTCCTTTGGATGGTCCCGGTGTAGGTGGCTCTGGTCCTCAGTGGCAGGGTGGTAGCCAGGAGCAGCAGGAAGCTATGGGTAACTGGGATTACTATGTTGCTCACGTTAACCCAACAGTCGTAGAGATGAAACTGGAGAGTTGTCCTATTGATCAGATTTTACGTGCATCCAAGAAGATGACTCCTATCGACTCTGTTCGAGTAGAATACTATTCTATCGGTCAGAAGCCTATCATGTCAAAACTTACTACTCAGGTTAATAAGCAGACCAATGGTAACTCTGTAACTTTCATCGTGGAGAATCCGGCAGCTTTCGATAATGGTGATGTTATTATGGTAGATGGCATCTATGGCTATGACGAGACTGGTACAAACAAGAGCACTTTGATTCCTCTTCAGTTCCGTGTAATCAGCCATGATAATGACAATAACCCTATTGCCTACGCTCTGAATGGAAAGAAAAACCCTTCGCGTGGCAACCGTGACTTTGAAGACAATATTCCGGTAGGTACAACTCTGATGCGCCTCGGAAGAGCCGCAGGCGAGAAAGAGGTTGAAACTGGTAGTTATTACTCTATGCCAGATAAGAGTTTCCAGTATTGCCAGCGATTTATCATGCAGGTTGAGGAGTCTCTTATCAACCGCATGAGTAAGACTCAGGTAAAATGGGACTTCACACGACAGGAAAAAATGGCTATGGACGATATGCGTTATGGCCAGGAGCGAAGTGGTCTGTTCGGTGTAAAGAGCATGTCGAATGGTGGCGAGAAAGTTGGTTTGACCTATACCATGGGCGGTATTTACTGGGAAGCAGGCAAGGACTTGCAGATTGGCCATTGGGCTGTCAAGAAAGATGAGAATGGTGAAATTGTAAAGGCAAAGGTAAAAGTACCTAAGCCAGGTGGTTCCGATGGCGAAACTGTAGAGCAGGAAAAAACAGTATATGAGTATGTGATCAGCGAGAAGGAACTTTCTGCTTTTATTGCAGCAGTATTGAAGGGTGCTGGTAACTCCAGCCGTACGAAACTTCTCTTCGTTGACAACTTGATTTATCAGGCATTTGCAAATCTTCGTTCTAATAAGCGCATCATTACACAGACCGAAAAGGATTATCAGGGATGGAAACTTGATTTTGAGAAGTTCGAGAGCATGGGTACAAAGATACTGATTTATCGTCACGATGCTTTTAACTCCTGGGGTATGGATGGTAGAGCGTTCTTGCTGGATGCTCGTTATCTTGACAAATACGTATTTGGTGTATGGAGCAGAAACGAGTTTAACGCCAAGGATCTCTTGATTCGTAATACTGCAGGTGTTGTGATGGAGGAGTATAGCTGCTGGGTACTGACCTTCCCTGATGCTCATGCGCGTGTAGCCCGCCCAGTCTTCACTGGTGATGGCGTTACAGATGAGCAGATTTTGGAGGCAGCGTAATCATCGTATAGGAAACTGATAGTTTTCTACATATATCAATCTAGGGGATAGTTGAGGCTAATACAGCCTCACTATCCCTTCTCACCATAAACACAAATAGATATGTATAGATTTGTAGCTAAGAGCATGCTCATCTTTGTTGTGACTCTGCCGAGCGGACTGATCAAGAACATTGAGTTTGAACGGTGCAGCAACGATGCCTATTCGTACATTACGGATAACAAGCAGGTGGCAGAATGCATCAGGAAACATCCTCTTACGAAGGCAGGCCGTATCATTGATGAGAGCCAGCCGGAAGAGGTGCAGATTCAGCAACAAAAAGAAGAGCAGGTGAAGGACGAGAATGCCCTTCGTTTCGAGAATATCACCAAGGCCAAGAACTATCTCCAGAAGACTTTTAAGGTAGATGTAAGGAAACTGAAATCACCTGAGAGTGTGAAGGAGAAGGCTAAAGAGCTGGGCGTGGTGATAGAGTTTTAGTTTATAGTTTATAATTTATAGTTAATAGGTTTCTTGCTTATGGAAGTTCTTATGAGTGACCTTGTGAAGGAAATGCGCATAGCTATGGACGAAGTGATCCATGATGAGGTGAATGACATCATTACGGATGACTCGGACACGGAAATGAAGCAAGCCATTGAAACGGCAGCACAACAGATTTTGCTGCAAGCACCGGCACAGATGATTCTCCCCCAAAGGGTAGAAGTGTCGCTGAATGAAAGTGGAAAACAGGATTATGATGCCATCCAAACGCAGTTTACAGATGGTCATGGATGCCTGACAATTCCTGAAGATTGGCTGAGACTGGTAGAACTGAAACTGAAAAGTTGGCAAAGTACGCTGACTATGCTGATGGAACCGGGCAGCAAGGAGGCTCAGATGCAAGCATCCCGATGGACCAGGGGAACTCCCCAGAAGCCTAAAGGTATGATTACTACATCACCAATAACAGGCAAACGAGTGCTGATGTATTGGACTGCTGGTAGGTATGATGCCAACCATGCGCCTGTTGGAGCTGTATATGATCATGAGGTTGAACTGTTCACTTATATTCCTTATCAGAAGTTGGAGGATGTGCATTCTACTGAAACTGGGCATGAAAACGAAGTGATAGGTCAGAAAATCATCCTTGCCCTAACTGATGAATGCAAGAAATATCTCATTTATCGTGCCGTTTCCATCTTCCTTGTAAGCAAGAAGGAGAGCGAGCTGGCAGAAAAGTATAACCAATTATCTCAAATATAATATTTTATGGCTAGTAATATGGACACATCTTCTTCCCATTTTAAAGGGACTTTCCCCGATATTTACGCTGTAGAACGCCGTTACCCCAATGGCGGTGTGGATGGTGATTTCGTAGATATAGAAGGATGGGCGCACTATTGGAATGCTGATAGGGCAACATGGTGTGTTAATGCTAAGCGTGATTCTTATTGGGATGAATTGATTACTAATATAGTTAATATCGTAAGCAAAATACGAGGAGCAACCTTTATGGGGATTGCGACAACATCCACCATTCCTGATAAGACTGATGGAGCAAAAATGTTTTATATAGCAAAGGAAGAAGGCGAATATTCCAATTTTGGTAAAGGCGTAATAGCTGACGCAGGTGTCAGTATCATCTATACTTTCGGCAATAATTGGGAGATTTATAACCTGGTCAAGCTAGAACAAGAAATGGGTAATAATCCTGGCTCAATAATGAGTCAAAAAGCTACTACTGAAGCTATTAATAATTTAGCAGAAAGTATTGTAGCTTCAGGCTTTGTTTTGGCGATGTCTTCATCTATGGGCTGGACCTGGAAGACTTATCAGTTACGAGTCCTCAATGCGGATGGCAGCTATAAGGCCTTTACAAGGCTATCTTTGCAAGCAAGATATAATGGTTTGGATGTTACTAAAAAACTAAAAAATATAATTTGGCAGCGAGATACGGGAAATGAAGAATTAGATTTAGCATGGAATAAGGCTCATAATAACGTTGGTTTAACTCTTCCAATTACCTATGAAGACCTAGGCGGAGATGAATATAGAGTAGGGCAAGTATATTTTACTTGCTCGGCAGAATACCAGACAACAACGGAAGCTAAGGCAGCTACATATTCTGTTCAATTTTAATATTTAATATTTATTGTTATGGCAAATAATATTTTAGCGCAGTCAGAACAAAAGAAGATAGACATTCAGCCGGTATGCTATCATCAATGCTGCAACATGGTTGTAAGGACTAATACAGTTAACCGCCAGACTTATGATGCGGTTACCAATCTCTATACACCAGACTACAGCACTTCTAATCTGGTGGTATTCCCTGAATGCCAACTTATAGACCCAGATAGCCCTGTCTCGTCTATCATGGTAAACTCTTCCCTCGCTTCGTTCAGATGGATTGAGGTTACATCATCGGGACAGACTGAAATTGCCACGCAGAGTGGAAGTACAAAGGAAGGTTATCAGGTTGTCGTATCAGGTGATAGCAAGGGACAGATAACCGTCAGTTCCAACGCTGTTGTGGGCGTAAGAAGAACGCTTCGTTTTGTAGGCACATGGGAGGATTCCGTTAGCGGATATTCTTACAGGTTTACAAAGGATATTCCTTTGGTACTAGAAGATGTTACGGATGCCAGAGCTTCCATAACTCTTGATATGCCTAACACCGATAAATGGAACCCCTTCCGTCAACAGCCTACCAGAACAATTAAAGCATTGGTAATGGTAGGCTCGCATAATATGACGGAAAGCACAAAGGTAAAGATTTTCTGGTATCGAGTAATGAACGATAAGACCAAGAAACTAATCACTAGCGTAGATGATGAAGAAAACTGGGAGATAACATCTGCTACGACTGGGGAAAATGGTCAGATTAAGTCTATCACAGTAGACCGCGATAAAATGGGAGAGGAAATCACCTATGAAGTTAAGTGTGCTTACAGAACAGATGGAAATCTTCCGTCTGAACCAGAGCCGGGTGATCCTGTTGCATCTACTACCCTCATAAGATGTTTTCCTCCAATCAGAGCAATGTTCACCAATTCCAATGCAAGGGTAACCGGTAACGTGAATATTCTTTTGAAAGCGATAGTCTCTGACACGCAAGGTGAGATACCTAATTGGGAGAGCATAGCTTTCGCTAATTGGTATATCTGTACTTCTGCCAGGAATAGTGATGGTAGCATTTCAACAACCAAAACTCTCATCGGTACTGGAGCTGAAATTTCTGTAGAAGCAGATAAGGCTAAGTTTGTTCAACTGGAGATATGTGATCGTGGTGCTACCGCAGCTATGGTTGACGATGAAGGCAGCTATCTCGTAGATGAAGATGCTAGAATCATTGAAAAGCCAGTAATTGTTTAATCTAAATATAATTCAGTATGGCATATTATGTAAAAGTTAAGCCAGAGGTGAAGAAGAGGATTCTTCCTTCTTTCGTAACTGGCACAAAAAGTGCTGATGGAAACATTATTTTGTTTCAAAGCGACTTGAATGGTGTGACTGGGCTTACACTTAGTGAACGTGCAGAGAAAGTCGGTGGTGCACTCCTCACCCCAGAGCAGGCTCGTATGGAGATTGATGGTACTACAGAAAATCCAGCAAAGTGCTATGACCCTGATGAGGTAAAAGAGGATGCTGCTAAAAAGGAAAGCGAGGTGAATAATGGTTAATGCAAAAGCGTCTACAACCGGACAGATTACCGTTGTAAGCAATGGTACTACTTTCTATACCGTTATACAATGTCAATTAGGTGACTTATATCAAACATATCTTGGTGATGCTGATGCGCCCACAAATATTGCTCCTGACTTTGAAGCCAGTGGAGTAACCAAGCCTATGTTAGTTTTTCTGGCCTACTCTTCCGAGGTTGGTAGTGGAAATGGTCTCGCATCCATAGAAAATGCTAACATGCACTGGTTTATTGGTACTACTGAAATCCTGTTTGATTCGCAGGGAGTATCGAAAAACACCTTCGGTGGGGATACTGGTCATTTCACAAAGACAACGCAGCAGATTGGTGACGCTGAAAGTGGCTACATTAAAGTTCAAGCTTTGCAAGTAAATAAAAACCTTGTAAAGGTGAACGGATGCAATTCCTTCCTTATTAGAGGTGAGGCAGATGTTTCCGTTGTTAACTCTTCTGTTAAACTATCAAGTGCATACCAGGTATCAATTACCCTTGGAACAGAAAACACCAAGATGGTAACGATTGTTGCAGGTGATACTAATTATTTTACCATTCGCACAAAGAACGGAACTTGTAAACTTCGGGCACAGGTTGATAACAAATCTGCCGCAGGTCTTGGATATACATTTAAATGGTATATTGAAGAAAGTGGAGCATGGACCCTACAGACAGAAACATCTGATGTATTCACGATATTGGAGTCTCAGGTAAATTCATCTGCTTTGGTTAAAGTAGAAGTATATAAGAATGACGACTTGTATGGTCAGGACGTGCAGACTGTAAATGATGCTTCCGACCCTTATAATATTCACGCAAACCCTTGTGACGAAAACGGATTCCCTACAGTGGAGCAGTTTACCCGAGGAGATGGAAAGACCATCTACTACAAGCCTATTCTCTGGTATAATGATAATGGTGTACGTAATACCGTCAAAAATCAAAAGTTCAAGATGTGGATTTACGACAATGCCGGTGTTTCGCTGCAGAAGTTCGAAACTCCTGCAGAAACCTTTGAGGTTACTAGCGAAATGATTGTTGGTCATGGTGGAGCAACCTATATTATTCAAACATCAGATTAGCCTATGGGAAGTAATATCTTAGCAACAACGACTGGATCTATTGCAGAGATAGAAAAAGGAGCGAAGGGCGCAACAGAACGCCCTCGCCCTTGGGAAGACATCCCCGATGGATCCGCAATAGAATCAGGTACAGGAGATGAGCAGTGGATTGACATTGTTCTGTATGGAGATAACATTTACCAGTGCATCAGATCATTCGTGAAGGGAAATGGTGTCGTACCTACGAACACGATTTATTTCAAGCCTATCACAGACTACAAGCGGCTTGCAACTGGACTATTCCTTGCACGGAAGGCGTATATCCATAACCTTGGTGTTGACAATATCCTTATCACAGACCAAGGTGAAGGAAATGGTAATGTTCTTCTCAAGGCGGATAAAGATGGAATTGTGTGCAAGAGTGGTAATTTTGAAAATGTAAAGATAACAGGATCCACAAGAGTGCCTTTCACTTTAGCGTCATCGTCTACGGATATTGATTATAGCGACAATGTTGCTCTTATTTCAGATGAATCTGGATGGAACCATATTTTTGGCAACAACTTCAGCATTAAGTGGACTACCAATCAGAGTGGTCGTAGAGTCACACTTGTCAACTATCTTTGGAATGGAGAATATGCCGATATGTATGGAACTATTAGTGCCCCAGATGGATGTTATTTCTACGAGGACGGTGTGAAGAAGAAAAAACTAGTTATATCTAGGGAAGCTGTAGAATTGCTGGGATATGGAACCCCAGACACCTTCTATGGATGGATAGTACTCAATAGAGCCTATATTGGGACGCAATACCTGTACGGACACAGTTCACATGTTCTTGCTTATGCTCATATAACAGGAAAGCAAATAAAAGATACCGGTACTGTAACGATGAGTCAGCTAACATTCGACAATCGAAAAATGAGTATCACCTATGATGATAGAGGAGAATACACGCTTACATTACCATCACAATGGTTTAATGGTGCTGCTGGGGATGCTATTGTTAATATTACTCCTAGAATTGGAAGATTGATATGGATAAACAAAACATCAAATCAAATACGGTTTAATTGTGGTTACATTGGTATGTCTGGTAATTTCGTCAGCACAGAGGCTGAATTTGACATATCAATTTGTAGTGCAAAGGATTTGAATTTTCTGGTAGATGCCAGTGATGAAATTAGTTAATATAAACACAGAAGTAAAATGGGAATAAAAACAAAAAGAATGAGTGACTGGCTATCTCAGAACGGAGAAGCGGTCACGAACGCAAGCAAGGCAAGCATGCAGGCTTATCTTAATCAGAACCTTCGTCCTTTGCAGGATGGAGTGTATATCGGTAAGATACAGAATGACGGATGGGGAACGCAGAGCGGAGGCGATACCGACAATATCGGCTCGTACATGCGCATAGAACCATGGCAGACAACATCAATTGGCATTTCATCTGCCGATGCTGATGCTATCGTTATCCAGCATGGTGGCTACAGACTGGGTATTGCTCTGACTGAGCCGTCGGCAGCGATGAAATGGGGAAGCGTGCAGAATAGCAGCTCTGTCGGGTATCAGACATCAGGCGACATGAATACCTTCGATGGTGCAACACGTACTGCTGGCGTCATGGCGAGCAGCTACTATAAGAACGATGATCCTGCAACGTATGCGGTTGCATACTGCTGGAACTATATGACGAAGCGTGCTGAAGGTAGCAAGATATGCCAGATTGGCAAGCATCACTGGTGGTTGCCAACGATGGGAGATTTATCTCTCATCCATCAGCACTTCGAGACTATCAATCTCGCCCTACAGCGTATCAGGGATGCTGGAAAGCAGTCTGTATCACTCTTGCAGCGGACGTATTACTGGTCGTGCGTTGAGGGTTCTGGCACGCGTGCGTGGGGTCTGGGTTTCTCGACTGGCAATCGGAGCTACGACGGTAAGGTTGACACTTCGTATCGGGTTCGTCCTGTTACAGCATTTTAATCATTTTATCTCTTCACCTCTTTATCTCTTTCCGACCGCAGGTCGGTCAAGCAAGGTTAAGAGATAGAGAGATACGAACATATAAATAATAACAATATCACGAATAATTAGTGGCAATAAGCTGGAATATCTATGGCATTAGCGAAGGATTTACAAATATATAAAGATACGTTTGAATTGGTCGATAAACTCACCGCGATGAAGGTTAGCTTTCCGAGAATGTATCGTTACGATTTGGGTGAGAAAATGACAAGCGTTGCTCTTGAACTTTTCGAGTACATCCAGCTAGCGAATATGTATGCGGATAACAGGCATCAGTATATGATGGGATTCCGAGTAAAATTCGAACTCCTCAAAACTGTCCTTCGCCTTTGCTTCAAGAGGAAATTATTCTCAGAGAAGCAAGCTGCTGATATTTGCAGACTGACAACCGCCATCGGTAGACAGGCTACAGCTTGGGGAAATTCGAAGAAAGGTTAGTCCTTCTTCGAATAAAGCTAGAGTATAATTAGGTCAAGGCTTATTATAGAATGTGATTCTCCATAAATAATGGTCTCGCTGCTGTCAAGTCGCATCATCATTTGTTCGGTGTAGCGAAGCAGCTAAGATGTATAATAAAGAGCGAGAAAATAGCGGACGAATTACTGGTCGTGCGTTGAGAATTCTGGCACGAATGCGTGGAATCTGAATTTCTCGAATGGCAATCGGAACAACAACGGTAAGGTTGACAATTCGAATCGGGTTCGTCCTGTTACAGCACTAGTTAGGAGAGTTAGGGAGATAATAGTAATGGTAAAGGCAGAATATATAATGGCAGCCTACGAAGACTGCCGAAAAGGCAAGGCATCATCGCCAGATGCAATAAGGTTTGAAACGTACTTATTCGAAAATATAACGGATTTGGTTGAAAGGATAAACTCCAGGACTTATGAGCCGATGCCATCCATTACCTTTGTTGTCTCTCGACCTGTTTACCGTGAGGTTTTCGCTGCTAATTTTCGTGATAGAGTTATCCATCATTATATTGCGCTCAGATTAGAACCTTTGTTTGAAGGAGTGTTTAGTGATAGAACATATAATTGTCGCACAGGTAAGGGTCAACTCTATGGAGTAAAACAACTTGCAGCAGACATCAAAGAATGTTCCGAGAACTTTACCAAGCCGTGCTGGTATTTGAAATGCGACATGAAAGGCTTCTTTATGAGTATTCCGAGAACAGAACTCGCTGATAAAGTGGATGCTTTTATTGTAGATAATTACAAGGGTGATGATATAGAAGACTTGCGCTACTTATCTCGTGTCACAATAATGAACGATCCGACAAAGAACTGTATTAAGCGTTCTTCTGAAGAATCTATGGCAAAAGTACCACTAGGCAAAACTTTGCGAGGGGCGAAGGAGAATCACGGTCTTCCTATCGGCAATCTTACAAGCCAGCATGATGCCAACTTCTGGCTTAACGATTTTGACTGGATGCTTGAAATAATTCTGCATATCTATTATCATGGTAGATACGTTGACGATTTCTTCCTGATTCATCAGGATAAGCAAGTATTACTAGCTTCTGCGCCTAAAATAAGAAAATATCTTGCCAATATAGGTGTGACCTTACATCCAAGGAAGATAGAGCTGCAATCCGTATACAAGGGAATCAAGTTTACAGGCATGGTAGTGAAACGAGATAGAATTTATGCCAGTAACCGCATGGTGAGTAATTTTAAGCAATTGATACATCACATGAACACATTACCCGAAAACTATAGCATAGAGGAGTTGCAACATTACATTTGCTCTATCAACAGTTATCTTGGGTTAATGAGACACTGCGACAGCTACGAGATCAGAAAGTGTGTTATGTTAGAAATGGATTTAAGATTTTACAGACATCTTTATATCAAAGGTCATTATGAATGTGTTTGCGTAAAGAATAAATACAAGAGAGATATGATTAATCGAAAGCTGCTAAAGAAGAAAAATAGCAGAGATTTCGAATTTTTAATGGATAATTACTATGGATTACGAGAAACGTCAAATAAAAATATTAAACGAAATTCCAAGTGAGAGTGAAATCAGTCGCATCATCAGCCAGCATAAGGTAGTAGAAATTTACATGAGAGGAAACGACATAGTAGAAGAGATAACCTCTATCTGAATACTACATAAAAAACTGTGTCAATCAATCAATCAAATGGTGTGTTTATTAGTAAGCTCCGCTAATATCTGCTTACGGATTGTTACTTTAGCAAAGTTTAACTATAAAAAATGGCACAAAATGAATGTTTTTGTGCAGAATTGTTTATTTTTGCAGCACTTTCCTTATTATTAAGAATGAGGAACTAAGAACAAATAATAAACCCAAAAACAAAAGGAGAAGAATTTATGACTAAAGAGGAAGAAGATGAAGTCCATCGGTTAGTTCAATCAGTCGGTGTAGTACAGTTGTCAAGAGTAATGTTTAAGGGTATGGACGTTAGCGAAATGATTAACGTCATTATCCTTGCAGGTAGAGGCTACAGCGTGAAGCTACTCACTTGGTTCAAGTATTATTGTGAAGTGATGCCTCTGTTTATCATGCTTTTTCATATTGCATGCATGGTAACATTTGCGTCTCATGAAAAAGAAATGTGCGTATGGTTTAAGGAGAATTGGGTATCGGCAGCATTTATATATTTCTCAGTTTACATCCATCCGCTTGTGCTTATACTTGCAAGTAGGTTCTTCTGGCTCTGCTACAGATGGCGTATTCCTATGATTATATACCTATTCGGTATTAATGCTATACACATTGTATATTGGAATGTTTTTACTACCAACGAAATGTTGGAAGCTAATGTTGTAATACTTGTAATGACCATTATATTTTATGTATATGGGTTTGCTGATAAGTATTTCTCAGGCAAGGGCTGTCAAAGTTTAATCTCTAGATTATAATGATATGGGAAAGTTATTTGGTTATCACACCGCGGGAGTGTTATTAAAATCGTTGTCTGACTCTTGCTTTCGAGCAGACGAGCAAGAGAAGAGAGGGGAGAAGGTAACTGCTTGCGGAATGAGTAGCGATGAGATAGAAGACCTTTGTGAGAACTATCTGCCGTATGCTCTCAACCCAATGATGACTGCTGGACAGGTGAAGAAGGAGGCGCATATCAGCGAATCTACCCTAAGAAGGGCTATCGCTG